AACCAATTACTCCGCATGGTCTAAAGCATTTGAAAAAGCGTTCAAAGATGCCAAGAATTACTCTGAAGACGAGAGGTTTAACCTATTCAAAGAGGGGGAATCTCTAGCCGCACACAGCGAGTTCTTCAAAAAGGATCTTGATGAAGCTGTTAAGTTCCCAAAGATGTGGTCTGGCAAGGAAGTAAATGACATCAAGAACGAGTCAATTGACAGAAGTTCAGAGGATGTTCGATTTACTCAGAAGGCTATTGACGATGATCGTATTGCCCGTGGACTAAACCCTGTTATGAAAGAAGCCGCAATTGCCAGCGGTGAGCATTGGGAGGAGGCAATGGAGCAAATCAATAGCAGAGAGGGATATGCGGCATCATTTATTTCTGCACTAAAAAGGAATGTGAGGGTTCTTTCTCCTGTGGAAACTTCTATTCTTCGGTATTCTGTGGCAGAGGCTATGGCAAAACGAGACACCATAGCGGCAAAGCTGGCTAGGGAGACTGATGAACGCCTCATTAAACGCTACGACAAGGAATACTACGATGCCCAGCGTGAGTATGCAGATCTATCTGAACTCATGTCCCGCACCAATAGCGAGGCTGGAAGGTCGCTAGGATTCCTGAGAATGCTCGTAAAGGCCGATTACTCGCTCCCGACACTCATTACCAAGGCTAGGGCGGCAAAACGCCGTGCAGGGCTTAAAGACGATAAACTGACAGACGAGGAAAAGAAAAACCTCACCAAACTTAGTGAGGACATCGACAAAACAGAGAAGGAATACTTTGATGCCGTGGAAAAAACCAAGCAGAAAGAGAATATGCGTGGTCTTATTGAGTACCTTGAGTTCTCTAGCCGCATGATTTCAGAGCTTGAGGGAGAGAAAAAGGTACCGAAGGAAGAAGTCGAGAAGTTTACCACTATGCTCAAGAACAACAGGCAAGACCCCATCACTATGGGGATTGCGGTTAGGGGAATGGCTAGGAACCTTTCAGAACTGCTTAAAACCAAGAATCCAGACAAGATTGCAGATGCCGTCCATGACAGGATCTCAAGGTTTATGGGGGATAATTGGGAGAAGGGACAGACGATGGACATCCTTAATGGCAATGGAGCCTTCCACCAGAAGTCTCAAGCTGGCCTCCTCGGATCAATTAGTCGTAACAACGACAAGACATTCCTGTTTAACCGGGCTTTTAGGAAGGCTTTAAAGATGAAGTCACCAAAGGAGAAGCAAGCACAGATAGCGAAAATCCTTGAAAGGTTCAGCGTTGAGGTTCACAATCTTGAGTCCCAAGTCAGGGGGCATATTGACGATGCAATTATTGATGCTGACAGAATTATAGGAGAACTTGATTATGAGTTGCGTTCGTGCGAATAAATTTGCCCAGCAAGATAAAACTAGCCTAGAAGACGCCAAGAAAGATCTTGGAGATGACAAGCTGGATATTGGAAAGAAGTTAGGTGCGGCGATGCGTGTTCTCAAGATTGCTGAACAGCACGAGAAAGAGAAACTATCCTCGCTTCAGGATGATGCTCTAAAGAAGCAAAAGAAGAAAGAATCCTATCGTGACAAGGTTGATTCCAAGGACATCCGTGCTTCTAAAAAGCAACTAGAGTATTTCAAGTCTAAGGGCGAGGCTCTTGACACCATCAAGACCCTACATGAGGAAACAAAGAAGGAGGAATCCCTGATTCGTCAAATTGATGAGAAAACCAATCGTCTTGCTGGGATTCAAGAGGAACGCCGAAAGAGGGCTGATGTACCTACTGAAAGCCGTGCTTTGCTTCAGGAAAAGCTGAAAGAAGTTAACGATCAAATCAAGAAGCAGGGAAGGATTGAAACGCTCTTAAAAAAGAAGGCAGAAGTTGAGAGCCTTATCAATGAAGGGCCAAAAGAAAAAGCTGAGAAAGCACCCAAGGAAGTAAGCCCTGAAGAGAAAGCTCTTATTAAGGAGATTTCTGATCTAAAAGCTCAAGTTAAAGACACACCTTGGAAAAAAGAAGCATTGAGGGAAGCGGCTATTAAAAACTACTCTGCAAGCCTTGATCGTTCTGCGGCAAGGCTAGAGGAACAGCTTGCTACTGGTGATTTCACATCAAACAGGAAATACAGAGAGCAGATTAAAACACCTGAAGTGGTTGAAAAGCAGAAAAGGCTTGAAACGCTCAAGGACAATGTGAGGAAGGCTATTGCCAAGATTGAGTACGAGAATAGGACTCCGTTGCAGAGGAGCATGGATTTCTTGACCGATCTTAAGAGGTTTTCAATTCTTTCTGGCCCTAAATCTATTGCCAAGCTAACCGCCGCTAGTGCTGAGGTTGCTTTGTCCCGTGGAATAACTGAAACTGCTGGATATGGGTTGAGGGCTATCCCTTTGATTAACAAGATAGCAAAAATGGCTCCTACTGAGGGTGGCAGATGGGAGGAGGCATACCAAGATACAAATGCGTATTGGAAGGGTCTTATAGAAGGGAGCAAGGAAATTAAAGGAATTATTTCAGGCAAAACATCAGCACTTGATTTAAAATTTGGCAAAGGAACAGATATTCCTCAAAACTGGATGGGATTGTGGGGGAGGCTTCACGAAGCTGTTAAGAATCCAACTAGGGTTGCAAACTACAACATGGCCTATGGACGCTACCTTAAATGGGCAGAGCGTATGGGAGAAGATCCGCATAGCGAGGCTGTCAAGCAACAGGCTGAATTAACCGCATTTGCGTATGGTAATGACTCAATTTTTAAAAGCGACAACTTTGTAGTTAATATTTATAATAGTCAAATCAGAAAACTTGAGCGTGAAGGGATGCTTGGGAAAACAATTGCTTTTGGATTAAAACAAACATTGCCGATTGTTAGGATTCCAACAAACATTATTTTTCAAACATTTGAATACGCACTTGGAACTCTTCCAGCCACACTTAATATTATTAAGGCAGTCAATAAAGGAATTGATAAAATCTCCCCAGAGGAGGCTGATCTAATCATGCGTCAGTTAAAGCGTGGATCGGCTGGTGCTTTTATGATAGTTGTCGGTGCTGTGTTTGAAGAAAACATTGGTGGTATTTACATGACTGGAGAAGAAAAGGGAGAATTGGAATATGGTCAGATTAAATTCCCTTGGTGGGATAAGCCACTTCCAAGAAACCTTCTAGAAAATCCATTGTTTGCTTGCTTGCAAATTGGTGCTTCTATGAGCCGCTATTGGAAAAACCATGTAGAAGAGACGATGCCTTGGTACGAAAAGGGAGCAGAAATTGCATGGGGGGCAGTAAAAACAGCGGGTGGTCTGGTTGAGGAAGCTCCGTTTGTTAAATCCATGTTTGAGGTTGAGAAGATCGCTCATGCTAGAGATCGTTTGGCAGAAACATTTGCAGAAGTGTATTTCCAGCCATACATTCCAGCCGCATCAAAATATGTGGCAGACCTGATGGATCTTGAACAACCAGTTGACTGGACTAGCTTCTGGGATGTTGCAAATACTGCCGTGGCTCCAAAGTATAACAAGAGGGTTCCTGAAAATGTATTGCAAGTTATGCAGGAATCTATACCATTCCTCCGCAACGATATTCCGCTACGATAATGGCAACTTCCAAACAACCTAGATTTCCCAACCCTCCTTTGGAGTGGGGCGTACCTCAATACCCCACCCCCAATGTACCAGACTTCTATACGAAGGATGGACATATCATCCTTGTTGAGAAAGTTAGCACAGAGAAAGGCCCATACAATCCACAGCCGCTAGACGGATCAATCACCTATAGCAAGAGGGACGCTAACAAGTGGCCTTCTACTCTGTATCTTGTCTATCAGAAGCCAGACGAGACTGGTCAGTTTGTTTACAACTACTATGCCAATGACCGAACCTTGGCATCTCAAGATGCATGGAACTTTGGATTGGACTATAGTGCCAACAATCCAGCATATCCCATTACTAGCCGCACCTATATTGTTCCTCGTAGCCAATATGAGACTGTGGCACTAGGAACTCACGATCCCATCTTTGGCGGCAATCAAATTATTGCCCAACAAAAGAAGGTGGAGCTTGGCGATGATAATCCGCTTCATTCTCGTTATGTGGCTGTTCAGAGAGTTTATGAGACAATCCCCGGCCCTGTGCTTACTGGGCAAAAGTTAGACGAAAGAGGGGATCTTGAGACAATCACCACACAGACTGTGGTTGCAGGAACAGCACCAGCCGCAGATGGATTGCTGGTCACGCAGACAAGCGTTCAGCCAGTAGATTCTGTTAAAAGCACAAAGACTACTGGAACAGTTGAGGGATATACTACGCTATTCACCAAGGCAAAAAAGGCTGGACTTCTTGGCACTACATCGACCACGGACGATATTGTTCCTCCATCCACAGAACCAGATGCGTTAAGCACTACTGTTCTTGAGTCCTCTGTTGATGCACTTACTGCAACCAAGAGCAGGAAGCGTACTACAACATCTAGCGGCCCTACAGAGCTTGACAGCAAAGAAAAAAAGGGAGGATTGCTAGGTGAAACAACTATTGCACAATCCATCGTTGCATATGGATCGTCGCCAGATTCTCTTTCTACCTCTGTAATTTCGTCTTCTGTTGAGGCAATTGATTCATCAAAAAGCAAGAAGACTACCATAACATCTACTGGGCCTACTAGCCTTGCTAGTCCATCAAAAAAGGGCGGTCTGCTTGGTGAGATTTCAGTTGTTGAATCAATAGTTGCGGCTGGCTCATCTCCTGACAGCCTTTCTACAACTGTTCTGTCTTCTGAAGTAACGGCAATTGATTCTGCAAAATCAAAGAAAACAACAACAACTGCCACAGGCCCAACATCTCTTACTGGAGATGATAAAAAAGCAGGGTTGTTGGGAATTACAGAAACCATTGAAAGCATTGTTGCGGCTGGTTCAACACCAGATGATCTCTCTACTACTATCCTTCAATCATCTGTTATTCCTATTGATTCCGCAAAAAGCAAGAAGACCACCATCACGGCTACTGGCCCAACGCTTCTTGGGGGAGTGGCAAAAAAAGAAGGATTGCTTGGTACAACAACTGTTGAGCAATCTATTGTGACATACGGATCTTCGGCAGACAATCTTTCTGAAACTGTTCTTTCATCTGAAGTTACGCCTATTGATTCATATAAATCCAAGAAAGTAACAACAACATCTAGTGGCCCTACTGAGCTTGATGGAAAAACAATCGGAGAATTTGGACTTATTACAACAGCTGAATCAATTGTGTCATATGGATCTGCTTTACCAAATCCAACCACAACAACTGTAAAGCTGGATAAATCCCCCATAGATCTTGCAAAGGCAAAACTAACCAATGCTTCTTATGACTCAACAGAAACATTAGATGGGTATCAATATGATGCTGATCTTGGTCTTGTTGTTCATACAACAAAAGATCTTATCGCAGAAGGATCATCTCCATTATCAATTACTAATGGAATAATTGCATATAAAGACGAACCAATTGATGCGTGGAAGAGCGTAAGAATTGTATCAAGAATTTCAGAGCTTCCAGCCACTCGTACTGAATATAGAACTGGTGCCTATGCCTCTCCCAACCTTGTTACTGGGTTTAATGTGTCTGCACCACAGATGCCGAATTGGGACATCAATGTGAGCGTGACTCCAGTAATGAGGGCAAAGAGAAGCTACCAAACTGTGTTTAAGCACATCACTAGCTACCAGTATGGTCAGCCTACTCCGTCCTATACTCTGTTTGATCCTATTGCGATCAATGTGTATTATGATGGCTATTTCTTTAAGGTTAACATTCCAGATGCACTAACTAACTCTGGTCTTTATATTACATTTACCACGGCTTCAAATGATCCTGTTCATGGTTATGTAAACGAAACATATAATGTTCCTGTTTCCTCAACTACAGCAGATCAATATAACGCATTAGTTGGAACATACCAACTTATTGCATTTGAGGCAGATTACTGGAAGGCTAACATCTGGCGTGTTGTCCAACAGCTTGTTCTTCTAAAGTAATATGGATATAAAAGATGTAAAAGCAGAGTTCTCGGGGTTTGGGCCTATACCAAGCTCAAAAACAACTTTTGCACAAGGAATAGGATTGGGTGGATCATTTGCTCCAATATGGACTACGGAACCAAAACTTCCAGAAAGAAGACAAACAATATCCAATCAATCAATACCAGAGGCTGTAACATATCCATTTCATTTAACTGTTGTTTCAGTAACAGTCGGGACAACGCAAGTAAGCAAGATTAGAATTCAGTATGGTGAAATAGATGGTGTTCCACCAAACGGGATGACTCAAGGAGATGATTATCTTCTTGAGCCGGGGAACTCATTTATTTATTTGATTGTAACATTTGATGGAAATGGAAGAATTAATAGCAGGACAATAGGATTTGCAAATCCTGTTCCAGATGATACAGATGACATCAAGCATATTGTTATTGGCGAAGTTGCTTATGGTGGCGGCGTATATACAATTGTTAACCAGAATATTGCACAGGATATTTATCCAGAGAAAGCAGTTGTTGTTGATAGAAGCAATGGTTCATTTGTTTATTCTTTGTTTGCCGATCCAAGGAAAATAAACGCAATTTACGAGCTTGAGAATTTTAATGTCAACTTAAATGGTTCATCTAAAACAACACAGCTTTACATAAAAAGCCAAGATAATAAAGAATATATAGAGCTTAAAAAGGATAGCACAAATGGAGAATGTTCTGTTTATGGATATGTAGACGATGACTCAACTAGCTTTTTGTTAAAGAGTGATGGAGATGGGTCTCAAGCAACAGTAACAAATTCCGATGGATCTTATGTGTCGGTACTTGGAACTCCAGAGGTTTATATTTCAAAATCAGATGGTAGCAATGCCACATATGAGGCTAATCAGCTTACTATAACTGATGCAGGGACAGGAGATCAGACATACATATCCACATCTGCTGTTGATATAACATCAAGTGCTGGTCACGGTGTTTATGAGGGGAATCAGTTAACTATTGTTGATAATGCAACATCAAACCAGTCGTATCTTTCTACATCAGCACTTCACATAACAACTCCTGCTGGTGATTCTGGAACTTATGAGCCTAGTCAACTTACTCTACATAAATCTAATGGTGATGAATCATTTTTTTCATCTTCTGAATTAACAATTAATAATGACGGAGAAGTTGGAACATATCTTCAACACGAAAAATTAACTTTAGGTTTGGTTAATCTTTTACCTAATACACCATTGTGTGAACTAGAAGTAGACAAATTAAAATTTAGTGGAACAGCTAGTAATCCACAGGACGCAACATATAGCTTAACTGGAGTTCTGATACATTTTATTTCTTCAAATTCAACTTTAAATATTAATGATCCCGGCAACGGTACGGAGCAACGAGACGCAACTTGGCAGGAGATCGACATTTGCGTTGACGGAACTCCAAAGAAAATGAAGGTATTGGGAACAGCTCCTTACTAATATGGCTATTGAATTACGAAACTGCTCTGATACTGGCACATATCCTTGTGGGCCTTGTAATCCTTGTGGAGAGTTGTACGCAATTATAAGTCAACCAACATTACAAATGACTGTTAGCGGAACTGCACCGCAGGGCATGGCAATGAACGATTCTATTTCATTTTTTTCTTGGGATAACGGGGTTTCAACTGGATCTGGAACACCTCACTCTTGCTTTATACCCGGTTCTTTTACTGCCACTTGGGTTCTGGATTGCGATAATTCAAAATTAAGAATTAGTTTGTCGGATGCTATGCCGCCAGAATATTATTTTTGCTGGGCTGGATTTGATGTTTATTACACAGGAATCATACCTCAAAATGGAGTGCCATTTGAAGCAACGTCTTATGAACTAGGGGCTACAGCAACATTTACTATTTCATGGTAAATAACCGATTCATAACACAAAAGATTTCTTCACTTTCCTCTTCTGCCGTTCATTGGGCTGACAAAGGGTTTCCTGTAGTGACAAAAGAACAACTAGAAACACGACTTGCGACTTGTAAAGGATGCGAGTTCTGGGATCAGAAGGGCTTTGGCAATACAGGGAAATGCACCAAGTGCGGATGCTCCACTCAAGCCAAGCTCCGTATGGCTACTGCAAAATGCCCTATTGACAAGTGGGGTGCTATTGAGGTAGTTAAGACGGATTGAAATGATTGTAGCAATTTCCTATTACGATGGTGATCTAGCCCAGATGCGGCGTTGGGCAAGCCATGTGGCTAAACTAGGCTCCTATAAAGCCCATAAACTCATCCTAGCTCCAGTAAGGGGTGTGAGTACCGAAGGCATCAAAGACACGCTACAGGGCGTATTTGGAGAGATTATCATAGAGAACTGCACCCATGTGCAGACTGGTTGGCCTATCTCTTGCAACCTAGCCTTTGAACAAGTCTGCTGGTTGGTTTCCATGAAACTCAAGGAACCATTCCTGTGGATGGAGCCAGATGCCATTCCCCTCACTCCAGATTGGATTGATAAAATTGCCGCCGCCTATGCCTCTTGCGGCAAGCCCTTTATGGGAGACTTTGTAGGCATTAATGGCATCATGCCTAATGGAGTCGATCATATGAGCGGCGTTGCAGTCTACCATTGGGATCTACATCGACTAGCCCCCTCTCTCTTTAACAACGAGTTCACGGCTTGGGACATTGCTTCCGCTGGGAATGTGGTTCCGCAGATGGCTCGTACCGACCTAATCCAGCATGATTGGATTCCAGATAAGAAGTGGAGGCGTGATGTTGTAACTCCCGATTGCGTAAATTCACTTGCTGTCGTATACCATCCTGATAAATTGGGCGTGTTATTTAACGATGGTTTACTTCCGAATGGTGTGCAGGGAGATCTTGCAACGGGTGGCTCCTGTGAGAGCAAGCCTCATGAAACAAAGGACAATCATATTGAAGAAGCACTTCTTACTATTATCAATCATGCAAAACAATCCAGAAAAGCCAAAAAGGAAATCACGGAACGGCTCTGCCAAGAAGGTGTCTTCGCCAAAACCAAGGGTTCCAAGCAGTCTCGAAAGAAAGTTCGATCTGCTGTGGGCGGCAGTAAAAGGGCCGTCTCTGGAGGTGGAGTATCGCTTCCATCCAATTCGCAAGTGGAGGTCTGACTACGCCCATCACGATAGCCTCACTCTTATTGAGATTGAAGGCGGTGCATGGGGAGGTCGCCACGCAAGAGGAGGTGGATTCCTTAAAGACGCAGAGAAATACTGGGAAGCCCATAAACTTGGATGGAAGGTGGTAAGGTGGACTGCACCATTGATTACGCTCGAAAACTGCCAGATTTTGAAGCAAATGCTACAAAAGTAGATAATTCCTGTTGACTTAATTAATATTAAGCTGTAGTTGCTGGCATATAGCGTATCTGGGGTCGCAACCAGAATTTAGGCGTAGGAGGTTTCGCCTCTCCAAAAAGCAAGACAAGGCACAACGCCTTGTCATAACTAAACCAAACAAACTTATTTTATAAACTATTATGGCTATCGCCTGTTCTACAGTTAACGACCTCTTCCAGCGGGAGACTGGTCGCTTCTCAGTTGACATCCAACAGCGTTATCAGGTCGAGTCCCCTTGGGGTCGCCTGACTCGTGTTGGAAAGTTCCCCCTCGGTATGGGAACCTCCCTCAACGAAATCACGGTTGAGCGTGTTCTTTCTGGCTCTTTTGAGTCGGATTGGAGCAATGTCTCCACCTCTAACGGAACCTCCTCCTCTGGTTGCGTCCCTACTACCAATGATCTGTCCTTCGGTCAGAGCGTTGCTAACTGGAATCTCCAGACAAAGAGCTACCAAACCCCTTGCATCTGCTTGGATGACCTCAAGACCTCGTTCCAAATCGAGTCTCAGGTTTCCAAGACCGTGGAGCAACTTACCCAGCTTACCAAGACGGTTCTCGACAACCGCCGCCGTACTGAGTATATGCGACTCGTTCCCAAGGTTCAGGCTGGCTACACCACGGAATACAGCGGTGCGTTGAACACCGTTCCCGTTCCTACCTTCCAGCTTGCTCAGGATCAGCTAGACACCATCCGTGTTCAGCTTATTCGTGATGGTGCTGGTCACAACCCCCTCGGTCGTGAGAATGGTGCAGCTGTCCTCGGTCTGATCACCAGCCCTGAGACCAGCCGTCAGCTCATCCGTAACAACAGCGAACTCCGTCAGGACATTCGTTATGCCACCCCTTCGGAGCTTGTCGCTCCCCTTGGTGTGGATCGTTCGTTCGGTGGCTACTATCACCTGATCGACTTCGAGGTTCCTCGTTTCACCTACTCTGGTGGTGCTTACACGCAGATTTATCCCTTCGTGCAACAGGCCGCTCAGACTGGTTACAAGTGGGTTCCGAATCCTGCCTACAACACCGCTCCGATTGAAGCCGCATACATCTTCCACCCCGATGTGTATGAGGAGGCAGTCCAGCAGGTTGGGCCGAACATCCCCGGTGCGGCGTTTGACGATTTTCCGTATTACTACAGCGGCCAGTTCTTCTGGCTGAACATTCGTGATACGACTGTCAACCCCCTCGGTAAGATCGGTCGCTGGTTGGCTATCTTCCAGAGCGGAAGCCGCCCTCTCCAGCCTTGGCTCGGTCGTGTGGTTCTCCACAAGCGTTGCCCGAACGACTTCGGTAGCGTTACTTGCACCAACAGCTAATAGCTGATTAGGTACTCAAAGAAAGCCCCTTCCGAAAGGAGGGGGCTTTTCTTTTGTATTGACCCAACTGAATAAAATCATTACTAATTACTGACAATGGCTATTGCTTCTTACGATATTACTATTTTGCAGGGGTCAGATTTTGCCTTGGATCTAACTGTGCAGGACGCAGTTGGAGATCCAATTGATATTACTGGAGCCACTATCCTTTCACAGATTAGGACTTCTTGGGACGCTCCTGTTATTGCAACATTCACTTCACTTATCACAGATGGAGTTAATGGTAAGTTTAATATTTATTTAAGAGGGGCTACTAGCCAAGCTATTAATCCACCAGTAAACGCAAAATATGATGTTTTAGTAACATTGGTTGACAATACTCGTATTAGAGTTCTTGAAGGTAATTGCACTATTCATTTGGCTATTTCCCATGTCTGATCCAGTAAGCATTATCGTTACTCCGCAGGAGCCTGTTCAAATAACAATTTTGAATGGTGTGCAAGGGCCACAAGGCCCACAAGGGCCACAAGGCCTACAGGGAGGTGGTGGGCCTCAAGGAGCCTTGGGCTTAACTGGATTTGCAGGGCCGCAAGGAACACAAGGTACGGAAGGGGATGTTGGAGATGTTGGCCCTGCTGGATCTACTGGGCCTACAGGATCATCTGGAGCGACTGGGCCTACTGGCCCTAAAGGAGAAAAGGGCGATACTGGAGCGACTGGGCCTACTGGAGCTACTGGGCCACAAGGCCTACAAGGGCCAGCTGGTCACGGAATTACATTTAAGGGGTCTGTGGCGAATCCATCATCTTTGCCGTCAAGTGGCAATTCTGTTGGAGATGCATATATCACCCTAAATAATAATCACTTTTTTATATGGGATGGATCTTCATGGGTAGATAATGGTGCATCAGTTCAAGGGCCTCAAGGGCCGACTGGTGCTACAGGAGCTACAGGAGCAAAGGGAGATAAGGGAGATGCTGGATCTACTGGAGCCGCTGGTTCTACTGGCCCTCAAGGCCCGACTGGGGCGACTGGCCCTAAAGGTGACAAGGGTGATGCAGGGTCACAAGGCATCCAAGGAATCCAAGGGATCAAGGGAGATAAAGGGGATCAAGGAACTCAAGGTCAAAAGGGAGATACTGGAATTCAAGGTATTCAAGGAGTTCAAGGCCCAAAAGGAGATCGTGGAGAGCAGGGGATTCAAGGCATTCAAGGTATCAGAGGCATTCAAGGGCAGACTGGAAGGGGATTTAATTTTAAGGGATCTGTTTCAACTTCTTCATCTCTTCCTGCAACTGGCAACGCTCAAAATGATGCCTACATTACTACTGATACAAATCATTTTTGGATTTGGGGCGTAAGCTCTTGGACTGACTCTGGCCCTTCTATCAGAGGCCCACAAGGTGAAGATGGCCCTCAAGGAAACACAGGCACACAAGGGCCAAGAGGAATTCAAGGAGACCAAGGCATTGCTGGCCCTCAAGGGCCAAAGGGCGATAAAGGAGATACTGGACAGCCCGGTGCAACTGGTCAGCAAGGTGCTACAGGCCCACAGGGAAATACAGGGCCAAGAGGCCCAAAAGGAGATAAGGGAGATCAAGGAATAGCTGGCCCTCAAGGGCCACAAGGCATTCAAGGAACTGCGGCTAATATTCCTAATCCATTGGGCATATCTGATAGCTTTGGTTCAATATCAATTAGTCCATCATCAATAAATCTTAATGCAAATAGTGGTGATAGTTTTTATGTAAACCCATCGTCATTGATTTTTGTCCCAGCTTCTGGTGGATCGTTAAATGCATCTCCTTCCAGAGGTCTTAATATAAATTATGATAACAATTATATTAATGCCACGGCTAGTGGGGTTAATGCTTATTCATCAACAGGTGCTTTTTTCTCATTAACTCCATCAAATTTGGAAATAAATGATGCAAATGGAAATACTATATCAGCAACTCCATATAACTTTATTGTAAATTCTTCATCGGGAAATATTACTGTTGATTCAACTACATTTTCAGCAACATCTAATAATGGAGGAAGTGCGTCACTTAATTCTAGTGGGGAGTTTTCTGTTAATACATCACAGGGTAATTCTATAACATTTAACGATACTGAATTAAGTGTTGTAAACAATGGTTCAGAGATCACAGTAGACACGGAAGGAGTTAATGTAACATCCGATAAATTAAGTGCCACAATTGGAGATACAGATGTAAATATAACATCGTCTGAATTGAAGGTTACAAACGGAGGAACGGATGTTTCAATTAAATCCAGCGGAATTGAGGCAAAAAAAGGAGGTACAACCACATCTATTGACGATAATGGGGTAAAGGTTGAGAAGGATTCAATTACAACTTCTATTGGTGGAGATGGCATTAAATATGAAGACTCGTCCAACAACACAGACATTACAATTGCTCATGATGGACTTACTGCATCTACCCCCGCTGGAACAATTTATGTAACAGCCAACCCGTCTTCACAAAATCCGACACTTGGAATTAGTTTGTTTGACAACGAAAGCAACGAGTGTCAAGTATCAGTTCAAAACATTACCATCAAAGACAACGAAAGCGGGGAAGATGTTGTTTTGGATGTTCCCCAAAAGGGAGGTGATGGAGATAAAATTAGTGCAACTTGGCATGAAATCGACATTTGCGTTAACGGAACTCCTAAAAAGGCGATGGTCTTTATGACCCAGCCATATTAATTATAGGTTGACTTAATTTATAATATCTCTTAATACTACCAATTATGGCACTATCCTTCCCTATCCCCAAAGGCTTTTCTGCTCCAGATGGAGTTAAGGACGGCAACGAGTTTTCCGAGATCGCTGGCTTTAAGATTGAGGATGGCAAGATCCACATCCTCTCTATCGGGCAGGACAAGACCCTTATCGCCTCCAAGGAGGACAAGGCTGACAAGCCAAAGGGAGCCAAGGATGCCATCAAGGAACAGCTTGGTGCTATGGAGGACAAGAAGGGATCTGCCTCTATGGAGCAGGAGACCCCAGAGGAACAGGCTTCTCCCGACGAGGAGATGGACTAAATCCCTTGCATTGGCTAATAAAAGCCATTAAGAATCATCTACTATGAGCCGAGATTTCACCCCTGTTTATTCTTCCACCTCTGATGGTTCCGACCTCACTCTTTGCCGAATCCTAGAGGCGGCTGGTTCAATCCAAACCAAGGTTACTACTGGATTTGACATCCCCTCCTATAACGATGTTGTTCTTCAGTATCAGAATAGCTCGTATCCTACCAAGCCAACCTACATCACCTTTAAGCTAAACGGAACTCCAGTTTACTATGTCTATCTGCAATATGATGGAAATGGTGCGTTGACTCGTGTTGCTCAAGACTAATTCTTGTAGCTAATGGCACTTACGGATAACATTTTAGCTTACTGGAATCTTAATAATAATGGTTCTGGCGGGGTCAGCATTGTTGACTCGACTGGTAATGGTTATACATTATCTCAAACTGGAACAGTAGCTCTTGGTACTGGTCTTATTGGGGGCGATGCTGTATTTAGTGGTGACGGATCTAATTTGGCAACTACAACGCCATTTGATTTTTCTGGTGATTTTTCTATTTCTTTATGGGGTAAAGTTGATCCAACAAATGTTGGTTTTTTTATTGGCCCTGTTTCTGGTTCACAAGGTGTTGAATTATATCTTCTTCCAACGAACAATGGAGCTTTTGTTGCTTCTTATGGAGGAACATTTTTAGCTACAAGTTCAACAGCACCAACTGATGCTACTGCATGGAATTATTATGTCTTCACTAGGGAAAGCGGAAATATATCAATTTATCTAAATGGATCACCTGTTGGAACAGGGAGTGAGGGAACGGATTTATCTGGAACTTATTCATTTGGATTCGAAAGTACTTATAATACTTCATTTGCTGGTTCGATTGACGAAGTAGGCGTTTGGAGCCGAGCTTTGTCCCAATCAGAAGTAACGGAACTATACAATCAAGATGCTGGATTAACTTATCCTTTTGGTGTTGCACTTTATTACAATAATGCTGAAGCTGATGGAGACTGGGGCAACCTTCTAAACTGGTGGCAGGATTCTGGATTTACTATTCAAGCTACGGCTCTTCCAGATAATGGCAATGCAGTTAATCTTTATGAAGAAGTAACCCAAAACACGCAAGGGGCAGACCAATGTTTTTGTTATTCTGCTAGTTTTTGGTCGGCAAACTTTGGTGCAGGACTAACACTTCAATCTACTGGCGTGGTCAATATGCAGGGTACTTCTATCTTTGCAGGAACGACTACTGATGGAGTTTCAATGCATGACTCCTCACAACTTACCGCAACATCAGTTGTTGGCAATGTGGTAATGCGTGATAGCTCTAGGGCTTTTGGATCAATCCTTGGTAATGCCACTATTTACTATGATGGAGGAAATGGTCAATTCCCTATTGGGGGAACTGTTGGTGGATCAGTAACCTATATTGGATGGCCCGCAATAAGCCCGCAATGGTTTAACGATCAAGCTACTGGTGGTGCTGATGATGGCGATTTTGCTAATATGGCAAATTGGTGGTCTGATGAAACATATACCACACGCCCCATTAATTCAGTAGGCTACCAGCAACTTCCAGATGCTTCAACAAATGTGTTTATCGCTCCAGATACAGGTATCTACGCAAACACAGGGGATGCCATTCTTGTTAATTCAATTACTGCTAATAATGGATATATTTCTAATATCACATTAACTGTTTCCAATGGTATTGTATTTAGTGGAAATGGAAATTACGGGACAACAAATGCTATTATTTATGCTGATGTTACTTTTAGTGGAACTGCATATAACGATGGATCTGCAATCCACGGAAATGCTAATTATACATCTTCTGCTTCTTTAGTTGCGTCATTTAATCACAACTCACTTGGAAAACTTACTTCTGGAGCGTCATATGGATCTAATACAATGACCGTAAATATTGCTGGAGGAGGAGGAGGAATGATTTCCAGATTGCTTAACCTTCCTTGGTTTATTAACATCTAAAATTATGATTACATTATCTTCACCTATTATTATCGCTCCTGCACCTGTTAATGGTAAGGCCATCAAGCCTATTACGCTTACAAATATCGACTACAGCGTAAACTACGATAATACCCAACAACAGGCAGTTGCTCGTATCAAGGGAGTGAATGTTAGTTTGGTTCTTTGGGATCAGACTACAACTCCTCCTTATTCCAGCGTTGGTCAATTTACTGATGCCGATACGGACAAGCGTGTATCCGAGCTTCTTGGAAAAGACATTGCCGCAGGGATTCTTGCTCTATTTCCCTTTGCAAACAAAGTTAAGAAGTCATGAGCAACCATGTGGTCTCCAACGCTGAAGTAGGCTCTACAAGTGCCATCGTCTCGTTGGTGACTCTCGTCGTCTCTTTCTTCAACTCTACCCATGTTTGGTTGCAGAACATGACCCTGCTGGTATCCCTCATCGCTGGTCTTATCGCCATCTATATTGGGGTTAAGCGGCTCCTAAAATGAAGAGTATCGCCATCCTAGCCGCCCTGTTGCTGGCAGGGTGTGCCTCCCACGAGAAGGTTTCCTACACGGCCCCCTCTGTTGTTGGGGTGAAGACCAGCATTGAAAAGCTCAAGCCTCTCGTCACAACTCCCGCAGGGAATGCGGTTATTAAGGAGCTAAACGCCGCAGTAGACACCTACCAAGCTCAAGTTGACCAACAGTCCAAGGATCTAGCCAAGGCTCAAAACGATGCCGCATACTGGCATCAAAAGCAGGACAAGGCTCTTAAAGAGCTATGGACATGGCGTTTGATTGCACTTTCTGCAATCTTGTGCGTAGTGGTTTATATTGGAATCAAGACATCATGGCGATTTCTTTTGTAGTATGGATTTAACGCCACCTAAATTAAAGCCAGCAGGGTTTGTCGATTTCCTTAAAGACGAGCCTAAATTCATTTCCCCCGACAGGTGGAGTCCTAATATGAGGGATGTGCGAGAGGATGGATCATTAAAAGGTTATGGGTATCTTGGATTGCTACAAAGACAAGACAACCCTAAAGGTTTTTCAAGTGAAATTTCTATTGGCATAACCCCAAAAGAAGTTGGTTATGACCCAGAAAAGCACAAAGATTACAAGCTGATTGATAGTGAGAATGGTCAATATTTGAGTGTTCCCTTGATGGTTCCGACCTTGAGCAAAAAGGAGATCAATCACCTTCTTGCAACGCCAGAAGACCAGCTTGATGATGCTCATCCAATCATGAAGTCAATTCGCACAAAGGCCGTGGACTTTGCAAAGAGCAGGATGAAGGAAGGAAAGCCATTGTTCGCCGAAGAAGCAGAGTCACCAAAATATGGAAAACCAGTAGGTGCTATGGAGAAGATTGTCCAAGACCTAAAAGGATACGGACTAGAGTGAGAAAAGAATCAATAATTGAGAACAAGTTGTCCCAAAAGCCGCTGGAGAGCAAAAAGGCGATCTACGCTTTGTTGGCTGGCAGTTGCGTTCTTCTTGTATTTGCTGTCTCTGCTACTCTCATTGTCCTCCACGCAGAGGCATCCAAGGACATCGTGGAACTCGCCAACCTCGTTGTTCTTTTCTTTGGAGCCACCGCAACAACTTTAATCACGGGACAGGCCGCTATGGACTGGAAGGCAGTATCCGCACTCCAGCACATGAGCGAGGATGTGAAGGTGGATAGCAACGCCGAGGCTCCAGACATGGTTGTGAATCAGCGTATCCAGAAGTCGAGGTGGCACGATGACGGAATACTTTAGGACGAAGGTTATTCCGTTCCTCTGGGAGCATGAGGGAACAAGCTACGAGAATGATCCAGACGATCCCGGCGGCGAGACTCGATGGGGAATAGATAAGAGATCACATCCCAATCTTGAGATAAAAAACATTACTGAAGAGGAAGCAATTTCTGTGTATTGGAGCGAATGGCTCAAGTACGCTTGCGATCATCTCCCATCCCCGCTCGACTGGATCTTCTTTGATGCGTGTGTCAATTGCGGATTGTCTAGAGCTTTGAAGTTTTTGAATTTATCTGGAAGAGATCCAAAGAAGTTTCAAAACGAGCGTAGAGGCTTTTACAATCGCCTCGCAGAGCAGAAGACAGTATTGAAGAAATTCTTGAAAGGATGGTTGGCTAGAGTTGATGATCTTTCAAAAGAAACAGGGTTATCGTAGGCTCTCCGCAGGAGCAGTATGGGGATACATAAGGGGTTTTAGAAAATCGTGTCAAGCTCAAAAATAGTTCTTGCCATCCAGCGGATGCAGTCGTAGAAGGGATGAATGAAAACAAATGACACCAACAACGAGGTCGCAAGGCTCCGTGAGGAGGCTAAAAACTGGCATCAGCACTACCGTGATGAAACTTCAAAGGCTCAGAAATGCAAACAGGCATATATCAAACAAGAGAAAGAAGTCGCAAGGCTCCGTGAGGAGAATGAAAAGCTACAGGATATAGCAAACCGAGCTTGCAATCTTCTCAACCTAAAAGGCGGGTATCACGAATCTTACGAACTCCGCGACGAGATCAAGAAGCTCAAACAAAAATGAAAACCACACCACACACATTCACCATCACGCCACTTGAAGGAATATCTTCACCATGCGTCAACATCACCATCAGCGAGGAGTCCACGCTACCAGAGTGCATAGAAGCATTTGAGAGCTTTCTCCACGCCGTAGGATACCGCTTTCCAACTGGAGCCATCCTAGGATACGAGTGGGACGAGGAGGACAATCCCACCACACCAGAAGATGAAAATGACTGCTATGATAGAATGGTTGAAATCAAGCTGAAGCAAGCCTCCCTCATCGCCGCCGTAAATTTCTGCCTCACGGAGTATCCATCCGACAGAGCTAGTGTTTATCTGGCTCCGATCATGGAGAAACTTTTTCAAAAATAGTTCTTGCCATCAGTCAGCCCAACCAATAAAACAACATCCGTTATGAAAAACACCAAACCAAAAACCGCAGTCAAGAAAACCACCAAGACCACCAAGCCTTGCAATGAAATCGCACTTATCAGCCAACGCATTGATAACGCCATACACAGCCTCAACTACACAGACGAGTCTATCTGCTTTCTTGCTGAACGCCAGCAAGTCATGTTCTACGCTATTGCGGTGGCAACGCTCCTCGGAGCAGTCAACTTCATCTGGCTCTGCCTCAAATGAGCAAATCCCCACTACCAGCACCATTGTCTCCAGAGGACAAAGTGGAGCTTCTGCTTGAAACTCTTGAGTCCATCCGAAACACGCTAGACGAAACAATTTCCTTCATCGACGACTCAATGATTGAGGCTGACGAGAGGGGATAACCAAAAACACACACCCATGAAAAACATAACCAAAGCAGTTGCCAAAAAAGCATGGCAAGAAACAGTTGATAACCTGATTCAATACTCCCCAATCAAATTTGCATTGATTCAAGACTTTTGTTTTGAGTCATATTCAAATGGGGTGATGAAAGTGTCCATTCCGCATTCGGCAAGTGGGGTTAAAGACACTATGTTCTGGCCTCAAATGTGCAAAAAAATAAATGAATCTATCAATCAACGGCTAGGACAAGAGGCGGTCGTTTATTATCCAATTCAAGATCAAGTTGTTGTCACAACACCCTGCAAGAAGCCCTGCGATAAGCAGGAGGAAACAACCACCGAGCTTCGTATCGTGTGGGATCACGAAATCAGCGAGAAGATTTACGAGCTTGAGGCTCGTATCCTCTCATCCACCATCCTGCTCATCGCCACGCTTGCCGTGTCGGTTGGCAATCTCTTGGCCTTTATCTTCAAGAAATAATGAGCGAAAACAAAGCACAAGAGGCTTATTCACTAGCCCTAGTCGCCGCAATTGGTGAGTTGTCCAATGTGGCTAAAACCGCCGCCAATCCGTATTTTAAGAGCAAGTATGCTCCTTTGGATGCGATCATTGACGCTACTCGCCCAATCCTTGCAAAGCATGGTTTGGCAGTCATGCAACAGCCACTCTTCATGGAGGGAACCGCTGGTGTGGAGACTACCATTCTGCACAAGGGAGGCTACAGCACCACCTCCACGCTACTGCTCCCTCTCAAGGATCAGTCGCCACAGGGAGTGGGATCTGCCATCACATACGCTCGTCGCTATGCCCTAGCCGCCGTGTTGGGTATTGCTTCGGAGGATGACGATGACGGAAACATCTCGACTGGACTATCCAAGAGCGAGAAGATCCAAGCCAACATTGATTCCAGCCGCCCTGCCGTAGCAAAGGCGATGGACAAGAACCCATCCGTGAGGCCAGCAGGAAACGCTGTGGCTACTTGGAGGGGCGTATTGCCCACGCAAGCCAAGATCGCCGCACAGAGCAAGGAAGGCTCTGCAAAGAAGTGGACGCTCTACTCCGTTGAGTTTAACGACAATGGCAAGAGCATTGAGGCCATGACATTTGACGAAAAGCTGTTCATGGCGGCAACTGACTTCGGGGCTAATGGAACGCTGGTGAATGCTGGCGTTGCTCCGGGGAAGAAAGATCCTAGCAAGTGGGAATTAGTCACATTAACACCAACAGAGTAATAACAATGAAACAACAAAAAATATATGCGTTTTCAAGCAAGTTAAATCACGGAATGACATTGCGTGAGTATTATGCTGGATTGGCTATGCAGTCATATTGCACTAGAGATTTAGAAAAAGGTTGGAAGAAAGATGAAATAGCGTCAGATGCATTTGAAATGGCTGACGAAATGATTGCCATAATTGAATTAGGAGAATGAAATCCAAAGCAAAGGGGGCGGCGAAAGCCGCCCCTCATATTGGGACAAAATACGAGCGATTCCTCGCCGTATCCTGTAGTCATGGAAAATACGCTGACCCTACTGCAATTTCTGCGGTTCTTGCCATGCGAGACAAGTGGAAGCCGACGATATGTGTTCATCTGGGCGATTGGTGTGATACAACCGCTTGGAGATCGGGTGCGGCTGGAAGTAGTGACGAGTCAGAGCCAGTTGCCCCAGACATTGATGGAGGGCTTGCTTTCTTGCGAGAGTACCGACCAACTCATGTCTTGGATGGAAACCATGAGGATCGAATCCCAAGGATGCTCAATCACCGCAACGCTGTGGTGGCCTACGCCGCCCAAAAAGCAACAGACTATATTGACAAAGTGTTTGTCGAGATTGGTTGCCGAAGGATTCCGTATGACGGAGTTTTTCAAAGGCTTGTTATTGGAGATACGACCTTCACTCATGGAACAATATATAACGAGAATGCGGCTAGGGATATGGCAGAGACTTATGGCGGCAAAGTCATTTTTGGACACACACATCGCTCGTCGCAAGCAGAAGGCAGAACAATTAAGGAAAGCACAGGGTACTGCGTGGGTACGCTTACTCGCAGAGGCGAGATGGACTATGCAAAATGCCGCCGAGCAACCCTTGGATGGCGACAAGGGCTAGTCTATGGGGAGATCGGGCCAAAGGATAGTGCCGTGTGGCTAATCACCAGAGGAGAGTTCGACAAAGAATGGAGGCTCCCTATATGAGTGCTAACGAATGGGCTGATCTTATTTCCAAACATTCCCACATTGATGTAGAAAAACCTCCAAAGGGGTACAAAACAGCAAGGGAGCTTTGTGTGGAATGGAATCTAAAAATAGCTCAAACAAATAGAAATATCTGCGAGATGATGGAAGAGAAAAAGATAGAGCGAAGAAAATTCAGAATTAAGACAGGCCACAAAACTTACCCAGTACCACACTACAAAATTATCAAGAAATGAACCAAGAACCAAAACATATCCAGAACCACTACTACATATCAAACGAGTATCATGTGTTGGCTGGCCCATACGAAATGAACTCACCATCACAGCGTAAGATGCTGGAGAATGTTGTGAGGGACATGAAGCGTGGAAATATCGACTATCGCCTTGTGTCGGAGACAATCAAGCGAGATGGCGTTGATGTTGAGCGTATCAATGTGGAACGCAGGGGTATGATCCTGTCTAAAGGAGAAACCCATGCTTGACCTACTTATAGCCATTTTAACTGGCGTTGCTATCTGGTTCTATTTCAACACCTATAAGCCACGATGAAATTCAAAAAGATTGCTTCCCTCACCATCAATGATTCAAAGTGGAGTATTGGATATGGATACCCCGGCAAAACAGATGGAAAAACCAACGATGGAATTTGCGACTACGAGAAGCGTAGGATCACAATCAGCCGTGGATCTACTCGCAATCTCCTTGATGTGCTGGCACATGAAATACTCCATGCTCGTTTCATTGACCTTACAGAAGAATCAGTTAACGAAGCCGCTGGGATTATTGATGAAGCATATGGTGCTTTTTCCAAATTCCAGCTTGCCAGACATGGGGGATGATTGGGAAGAAGAAGACGAGGAAATATACAAATGAACGCTACAGAAAAATTTGAGAATTGGTTTAACACCGAGGGTATCCGCACTTATTCCAAGAACCACGGCACAGCCGATGGTCATAAGGAATATATGTATGAAGCCTTTATGAATGGATACAAGATGGCTCTTGACCATTGCACAGAGGTGTTGCTTGATCCAAACAACGCAAATATTATTGACGAGTAATGAGCTTTCAAAAGCTAAAGAATATCTCTCAAGTCCCTCCGGGTCGATTTTCCTTCACAGTTCCTGAAAATGGATTCAAGGTGGAAGGGCAACTTTCTATTGAGGATCTGTTCAGGAAGGTGGAAGCACATTATAAGGATAATGCCATTCCGCTTCCTAGTGACTGGAAAGACAGGGTTGAAGACCAGATTTGCAGGAGGTTGCCAGCAGGGTGGTGCAATTACTCTGGTGAAAAGTATGTTGGGTTTCAGCCCCAACTATCAGCAGAAACCATCCTGAAGGGTATTAAATCCCTATCAGCAATGGCACTTGCCGCCGTTAAGGGAGAGGAAGTATGGGTGGATCAAAACGAAGCTAACAAAAGGGCTGAAATATGCTCTCGTTGTTTCTATAATATGTCATCTAACTTCTGTGGTGGATGTGCCACAGGACAGGCTATTAGGGAAATGGTTAGCAAGGTAAAGGGCAGTAGGTCAACACCTTCTGATGCAAACCTACAAAGCTGTGGCGTTTGCGGTTGCAAAAATGAAGCCATTGTTCATGTCAACAGAAATCTCTTGCTAACAGGGGAGAAAAGTGAGACAACTGCAAGGCGACCTGACTGGTGTTGGGTTAAAAATCCAGACATCACACAAGCGGAATCACTTCTTAAAATATGATTACTTACGGACTAATTGACCCCAATGTTGGAGAAAAGCCTCCCAAGAGCAGGGTGGAAGATGCAGGGTCAGTCCGTAGTATGCTCTACACCCTTATCGACGATGATCAGATTGCTTCTTATCGTCGTTCTCAGATTCAGGGTATCATTGATGGTAATGCTCCGTACAATGACCAACAGCTTCGTGAGCTTGGTCAGGCTGATCGTGTGAATGTGAATTGGGGACACGCCGAGTCAAAAGTTGAGTCGGCTGTTATTCCTTACTTCGATCTACTCACCTCCGTTCCCAATTATGCCACTGTCCGTACTCAGTATGGAAAAGACATGAGCAAGAGGGAGGAATGGAGCCGAACCATCTCTGAGGAGTTTCACAAGCTACTCGCCAAGACAAACCCCGGCTTCCTAGCACAGCATCAAATCGCACACAAGCAACTTGTCATTCATGGTCAGGCTTGCTTATATTGGCCTGATGGTACTGATTTCAAGGCTAAAGCTATTGATCCTTGGAGCCTAGTGGTTCCCAAGGGAGCAAGCGTCAATCAAGATGATTGGGAGTTTTGCTATGTTTTGGATGAGATGTATTGCGAGGAACTATATCGCTATATTGAGAATCCCGAAGCCGCCAAGCGTGGTGGCTGGAATGTCGAGGAGTGCCAGCAAGCCATCATGGATGCCCGTGTTGACGAGCAGGATCAACGCCGCCCTTGGGAGTGGTATCAGAAGGAGCTTAAAAACAATGCTCTCTACTACTCCTACGCCAAGAGCAAGATTATCAAGGTGGCTCATATGTTTGTTAAGGAATACGATGGTCGTATCTCCCACTATATTTTTGATCGCCTTAACTCCACGGAGTTCCTATGCGAGATGCCTAGCCGTTATTCCAAGTTCTCCAACGCATTCACGGTCTTCCTTAATGGCGTTGGAAATGGATATTATCATGGAGTTAGGGGACTAGGACAAAAGGTTTATAAGTGGGCAGAAGCCATTAATCGTGTAAACAATGCCTTACTTGAGGGGGTTATTGTAGGATCTGCTGTTATGTTCCAGCCCAACTCAGCGGCTGATGCAGAGAAGATTAAGACGATACAAGTTGGCCCTTACAAGATTCTTCCTCCGGGCATGAACCTAACTCAGGTTAGCGTTGGTTCAAATCTCTCCTCCGCTATGCAAGTAGCGGCTATGTTCCAAGGTCAGGAAGCTGATGAGATCAGCACATTCATCCCGATGGTTGGTGGTGGTGGTGGACGCAAGAAGGGCAATAAAGAAATTGAAGCCGAGATGGGCGAGAAGAGCCGTCTCACCAATGTTAAGGCAGAAATCTACCTTCAGGCTCTTGATCTTCACTATAAGGAAGTCTATCGCCGTGCCGCTAATCCCAACATCCTTCCAGAGGATCAGGGTGGAAATGAGGCTATTGCATTCCAAGAGGCTTGCATGAATCGTGGAGTCCCTGCTGGAGCTTTGCTTGACATTGAGTCAGTCAAGGCTACTCGCTCTATCGGTCAGGGAAGTGCCGCCGCCAGACTTGCGGCTATGTCCCAGATTTCTCAATATCTACCCCAGCTTCCTGAGTCCAGCCGTAAGAATGTTATTAATGCCACGGTTGCCGCTATTGGTGGCGGTCAGATTGCTATTGATGCATTCGGAATCCCGCAGGAAACAAAGCCAGATGGCAACGAGCTTTCCATCTCATCCCTTGAGAACAATGCGTTCCAGAGCGGTGGTCAGGTTATTATTGACCCAGACCAAAATCACTTCGTCCATCTCACCGTCCATCTTCAATTCTGCGAAAGCATGGTTCAGGGTGTTCAGGATCAGAAGGCAGATCCTCGTCAGGTGTCTGTTGTCTTGCAATCCGCTATTCCTCATATTCTCACTCACCTGAAATACCTTGAGGAAGACCCGACTCGTGATGAGCAGTTCAACAATCTCAATGAGCAGACCAGCGAACTTATGAAGGTTGCTGATCAGATCAATAGCATGGCGAAGCAAATGCAGGAGCAGGAAATGGCTCAACAGCAACAGGGTCAGCAACAGCAAGACCCGAAGGCTATGGTTGCCATGAACAAGATCCAGTTGGATCGGATGAAGCTCCAGAACGATATCCAGATCAAGCAAGCCAAGGCTCAACACCAGATGCAGTTGCAGGATCGCAAGACCGCACAGCGTCTGATGGTTGACCGCCTCAAGGTGGCTCAGAAATACGGACAAATCCAACCCTAAAAACAAACCAAATGGAAACGAACCCCTTCGATGCGGGGAAAGCAGAAGCAACGGAATTGATCGTAGCATTGATCTACGATAGGTACTTGTACCATCGCACCTTCCACGGAAGGGATTCTGAACTGGCACTAGCTCACAAGCTACTGATCCAAACAATTAGAGACAATCAAGCAAAGGACATGGGGATTGAAGAAAATGAGTAAGTGCCTTGTAATTGACCACGGAATCTTCACGGCATTTGCCGAGCGTCTGGCAGAAGACCATGATGTAAAATACTTTGTTCCATATGCAGACAGGAGCTTTCCCAAGCACGGGCCAGCACTTGTTGGAACTGGTCTCAAAAATGTTGAGAGGGTCAATAATTGGGAGGAGTATTATCAATCAGTAGATTTTGTAGTTATCCCGGATGTTGGCTTTATGTATCTTACGGAACTATTCCGCTCGCAGGGCATCAAAGTCTGGGGAGCAGGACTAGGAGAGAAGCTGGAAGTCCAGCGTTGGAGGGCTAAAGAGACGATGAAAGCCCTTGGGCTTCCCGTGGGCAAGTGCGAGCTTGTTACTGGCATGAGCAATCTCCGCAAGTATCTTGAGGAGAATGACGATGTGTATGTGAAGATTAGCGGATTCCGAGGGCTTGCAGAAACCTTCCACTCTGCTAATTGGAAGGAAGTGGAGCCTCGCATGAACGAGCTTTGGGATGCACTTGGTGGAGCCTGTGAGGTGTTCCCATTCATCGTGGAGCATAAGATTGATTCAGTCGTGGAGGCTGGATATGACGGATACTCCGTTGGTGGAAAATTCCCATCTACTTGCCTAGTCGGTGTGGAGGTTAAGGACAAGGGATACCTTGGATGCGTGAGGGACTACGATAAGGTTGCTGAACCAGTAAAGTATGTTAACGATTGTTTTACTCCATTCCTTGAGGAATCCGGGTATGCACAATTCTTCTCCACGGAAGTAAGAGTAACGGAGGACGGGACACCCTATCTTATTGACCTTACGACTCGTTGCCCTGCACCTCCATCTGCCCTGTATTGGGAGATGATTGAGAATATTGGGGAGATTGTGGAGCTTGGTGCTAACGGAGAGCTTGTGGAGCCTGTATGGAGGGCTAAATACGGAGCCTTGGCAATCATCACTTCCGACTTTGCCAATGAAAGATGGTGTCCAGTAAGCGTCAAGCCAGAGGATAGGCAATGGATTAAGTGGCGTAACTATGCCGAGATCGAGGGGCAAGGCTACATCGTCCCCACGGATGGCGTTAAGATGCCAGAGATCGGTGATTGCATTGGAATCGGCGACACGCCAGAAGAGGCAATTAAGGCTTGCCAAGAACACGCTGAAGCTGTAAGTGGATTCAATGTAGTTGTTAATAGCGACTCCATTATCAAAGCACTTAATGAAATTGAAACAGCGGAGGAAGAAGGAATTCTATTCTCTGATGATGAAATGCCGACTGAAAAAGATCTACTATGACATATACAGACTGGAGGGCTGACACAGCCCTTGCCGCAGAACTAAAGAAGATCCTTGATCTTCCTATCATGAAACAAGCTCTATCCGTTGTGGATGGACTCACCGCCGCAAAAGTATTGGGAAGCACCAATGCCCTAGTAGCTAGTGCAAATAATGCCCATGTTCTATTCGGGTTCGATGCTGGCAGGGCATCTATCATTAATGATCTTCATGGACTCGCAGTTGTTCCAGAAGAAATCGAAGAGATCAACCCGTCCTATCAAGGAGAATTTTAATTTATGAGCGAACCAACAACACAGCCAGCAGACCCCATCATTGCCTCCACGCCAGAGCCAGCCTCTGAGTCGTTTGAGCAAGTATTGAACCGCCAGATCAACCAGAAGCCGAAGATCGAGCGTGTAGATTATTCCAAGGTGGAGAGCGGTGAGCAAGTCCCTCAGAGCATTGAGGAGATCACTAGCATGGAATCTGACGAGTTCCTGAAGCATCTTGACGGAGTGGAGTCCACGCCAGAGGAGCCTAAGAAGGAAAAGAAGACCAAGGAAAAGGCTACTGAGAAAACCGCATCAAGCGATAGCTTTGATCTTTCGGATCTTGATCTTACAAAAGACCCTGAGCCTGTAGAGGCTCCCAAGAAGAAGTCTAAGGAGGACAATATTGCCGAGCTTCGCAAGAAGGCTGAGGCTTATGAGGCTTCCCTCAAGGAGAAAGACACGGAAGTAACATCTTATCGTGATAAGTTGGAGAAGCTGGAGGCAGAGCTTGAGCGTACTGCTTTTGAGCGTTCCCCAAAATTCAAGGAGAAATATGAGCAACCATATAGTGAAGCGATAGACAAGGCTTCCACATTCGCAAAGGAGATTGGTGATGATCAATCTATTGCGGAGAAGGCTCTCGCCCTCAAGGGCAAGGAGCGTATCGAGTTTATCGACGAGTCATTTGGTGGTGGAGCCGCCGCCGCTCAGTTCCTTAATCTTATCAATGATGCTGATGGAAAGCGTGGTAATCTGGAGGGTGCTTTGGAGAACTATCGCCAGACTAATCAGGATCTTCAGGTGGAACAGCAAAAGAACCACCAGCAGTTCATGGAAAGTGCCAAGAAGAACTTTGATCGTGTAGCGGCACATCTCGCTAACAAGAATGAATTGTTTAGGGAGATCGGTGACGAGGATCACGACAAGGCTGTTAGAGCTAGGCGTGAAGCCGCAGAAGCCATCATGATGGGTACTGCAAGCTCCGTTGATATGTCACTCACCCCCTTCCTTGCCGTTGCCGCTAAGGATGCTATTGAGAAGTTGGCTAAGGTGGAGGCAGAGTTGGCTAAGTACAAGAACCGAGCCAAGGAAGACGCTTCCGTTCAGGCTAGGATTACCCGATCATCCTCCGATGAGGAGAGCGTAAGCAAGGGCAATCCCAAGTCTGGTCTTGATTCCATTCGCTCCCAGCTACGAGGACTCTAAGCCTTGAAGCTCCAGACCTACGGGCTGGATCTAAGCGGGTATCCGTCCATCACGCAACTTGAAATAGAGTTGCTGATGGTGGCGTGTAAAGATCCGTCTGTCTATAGCGGTTTCTCACGAGGCCAGCATATCAAGCATTGTATTGCAATGCTGTGGCCTGATGTGATCAGGTCTTGGAATGATTGGAACGAACTCGCTCTATGGGCTTGGACTAGCTACGATGAAATTGGAGTGACTGGCTGTGCCGCCGCTGGAAAGACATTCACATTCACGCTCTTGTCTCTGGTGGAGTATTTGGCAAAGCCTATGGCTACACGAGTGGCACTAACAAGTACGACTGTTCCATCACTCAGGGGTCGTATCTGGTCTGAAATGATGCGGTTCGTGCGTCCTGCCGTTCCCCTCTTCGGACTTAATGTGGTGGACTCACAGACCAAGATCCAGTTCCAGAGAGGAGATGACAGGAGTAGTATCATCGCCCTTGCCGTGGATTCTGGTGCCGTTGAACAGGCAGTAGGAAAGCTACAGGGAGTTCACTTGCCTCGCATGGTTATCATGGTGGACGAGGCGGCACAGACCAACCCGGCCGTGTATTCAGCTAGGGCTAACTTGGAGGTGGGAACGGACTTCTATCACTTTATTGCCATTGCCAACGCATCGTCCATGTATGATCCGCATGGATTGTTTTGTGAGCCTCGCATGGGGTGGGGAAGCATAGGGGATGATGACGAGCATTGGGAAACCAAGAGCGGAATCTGCGTGAGGTTTGACGGACTCAAGTCTCCCAACATTAAAGCTGGTAAAACCATCTATCCGTATTTATTTGGTCAAGACAATGTGGACACGATCAAGAAGAACTTCGGGGAGGGAAGCCTTGAATGGAACTCCTATTGCCGTGGTATGTGGAGCAAGAGCGGAGCAAGAAACACAATCCTTGATTCAGCAACCATTCAGGACGGCAAAGCTCGTGAGACAATCCTTTGGACTGGTGGAGGAGTGAAGACCATTGCCGCCCTTGATCCAGCGTTCACCACGGACGGAGATGATTGTATTCTACGATTTGCAAAAGTTGGCAAGGCAACGGATGGTCAACTCACCATGCTCCTCACCGATGTTGTGAGAATTCATTTGGAGGAAAGCCCAGACTATCCATTGTTCTATCAGGTGGCAGACAAGACCATCGAACTCCTGAATAAACACAATGTGAGACCAGAGGATTTTTCTCTGGATGCCACGGGTGGTGGTGCTGGTATTGCCGACATCATCCAGCAACGATGGAAGAATGGGTTCATCAGGGTCAGCTTCGGAGGATCGGCTACTGACAATGCCATCTCCACGGAAGATCCTCGACCAGCAAAGCAAGTCTATGCGAACAGGGTCACGCAACTCTGGGGACAAATCAAGATGATCGTCATGTCTGGAAGACTCCGTGGATTGGATGACCAAACCGCAAGGGAGCTTTGTGCGAGAATCTATTCGCTCAAGAACGAGAGAACCCTACTTGAGAGCAAGAAGGATTTGAAGAAGCGAACAAAAGGAAACTCGCCAGACAGGGCTGACGCACTTGCATTACTTTGTGAAATCTTTGTGACGCAAAACGGCCTTGGAAACGCTACTGGAGCCGATGGAGCCACGGATGAAGATTGGGAAAGATTTGTTCTTGACCATGAGATTGAAGCCTCCTATGAATGAGGCATGGAAAAAGTAAAACTCGTACGCAACGCCCCCCATCAGAAATACATCCTCGCTGATGGAACGGAAGCCCCCGGAGGATCAACAATCTGCAAGATCGGAGACGATCCTGCCGCCCTAATTCATTGGGCATGGAACCTTGGCAGGGAAGGCAAGGACTACAAAAAGGAAAGGGACAAAGCCGCTGACATTGGAACGATTGCACACTTCATGATTGAGTGTATGCTCAACAATCAAGTGGCAGATCTATCCGATTACACGCAGGAGGAATGCGATAAGGCTCTTGTCTGCTATGGGAAGTTCCTTGACTGGTGGGATGAACAGCACCTTGAGAAGGTCGCCACGGAGATCCAGCTTGTGCATAACGCCGTCCGTTATGGAGGGACGATTGACCTTATTGCACACAGGGAAAATGGTCATCATGTGTTGATTGATTTCAAGACATCAAAGAAGATCAGCGAAAGCTATTGGAGACAATGTGCTGGTTATGCGGCGTTGTGGAACGAGAATCAGCCAGTCGCAGAATATGAGGCTATGGGAGAATCATGTTCATGCAAAACAAATCAAATAAAGTCTCATGCCATCGTCCGTATCGGAAAGCAGGATGAGGGGGACTTTGAAGTGGTGTGGAAGGACGATCTTTCAAAAGAATGGTTTGTATTCCAGAAACAGGTTGAGCTTTATTGGGCGATCAAGGCCGCCAAGCCAGAGCCAAAACGCAAGAAGAAGAAATGATCATCACGCTCAACGATGCCGAGATGCGTCTTGCCGCCTATGTTGGCAGGAAGAGGCATTTATGCTCTCGTGCCAACGGAATCGTTGACAAGCAATGCGGCGATCAAGACAAGTTCCAGATCGACATTGATGGATGCATGGGGGAGATCGCTCTATGCAAGCATCTGAACATCTATCCAGACCTTGATGCAAAGCCAGTAGGACAATCAACAGATAGGGGCGATTGTGAATACAGGGGGCTTACGATTGATGTGAAGACCACACGATACAAGACTGGTAGGCTACCATGTGCATTGTGGAAGAACAATATGGTTGATGTGTATGTGCTGATGATAGCAGACGGATCACCATCTCTCCGTTGTGCTGGATGGGCATATGCATCTGAACTCAAGAGGCAAGAAAATATTAAAGACCTTGGCAGGGGAGAGCTTTACATTATGGATCAAAACCAACTCACAGACATTCAATATTTAATTTAACATGACAAAACAAACAACACCACAATCCGATCCAGCAGAGAAGGCATTCCTTTCCTGCGTATTACAGAACTCAGCCATCCTCAACGAAGCCGCTGACTACGCCAGCCCCAAGCTGTTTCACCACCCATGCCACAGGAAGATCTTTGAGGCCGCTCTGAGCCTCTGGACTGAGGGCAAGGAGTGCGATCTGGTCACTATCACAGACCACATGAGCGTTGGTGGGACATTGGATGATGTGGGAGGCCCATCATTCATCACGGAGTGTTTTATCTCGCCAGCCGTGACTTCAAACTGGAGTGAGTACCTTGACATCCTACGCAAGAAGCATACTGCCCGCCTAGCCAAGGCTGGAGCAGAGAAGATCATTCATGCCGCTGACGATCCAGCAGGGGGAGGAGATCTATCCGAAATCGTGCAGAAGGTGCTGATTGGAATCGCCGCTGATGCTGAGTCGAAGGGACGCATTGAGTCCGTTGGTGAGGTGGCACTAAACCGATTGTCTGCCTACGAGGAGATGGTCAAGAACCGAGGCAAGCTGATCGGCATCACGACTGGATTCAAACCACTAGATGACATCACCTCTGGCTTTCGTGGTGGACAAGTGATCGTGATCGGAGCGGCTACGAAGGGGGGCAAGACTAGCCTCGCCCTGAACATGGCTATGCGTACCGCTAATGCTGGCAACCCTGTTGGCATTATTTCCCTTGAGATGGGAAGTGGCGAGTTGCTTGATCGCCTTGTATCTTCATTCTCAGGAGCCGACATCAGTCAGCTATCCAAAGATCCAACCCAAGACCTGATGAGCAAAATCCGTTGGGGAATTGGTCAGGTGAGTAAGCTACCAATCTATGTGAGGGATGAGTCCAGTATCAATCCGCTTCAACTCCGTGCCGCCGCTCGACGCATGGCGGCTGTGCATAAGATCAAGATGCTTGTCGTGGACTACATTCAACTCATCGAACCCCTGAACCGCAAGGAGAGCCGGGAACAACAAGTGGCTGAGAGTTCACGCACTATCAAGATACTCGCAAAGGAGCTTGGCATTCCCATCATCGCTCTCACACAGCTTAATGCTGATGGAGCATCTCGTGAATCAAGGGGAATCGAGAATGACTGCGATATGTTTTTGAAGATCCAGAGAGACGAGGAGAACCCTAACGATTGGTGGTTAAATATAGCCTTGTCTCGTGCCACCTCTACTGGTAGAATCCCACTTTCCTTCCGTTCCGAATATCTACGATTCGACGAGAGGGATTAACAACAAACAACAATGCAATACGATAATAAAAACAGAGGTGCGGCTTTCCGCAAAGACAATGCAAATCCCAAAGCCCCGAAGTTCGCTGGCCCACTTAATGTGGACGGAAAGGATTACGAGGTGAGCATCTGGGAGAAGACTTCAAAGAATGGCGATGCTTTCCTCTCGCTGTCTGTGAAGGAGCCGTTTAAAAAGGGTGTTGACTCCCACAACAAGTCGAAGTCTAATGGCTACGCCCCAAAAGATCGGGACGAAGAAATCCCATTCTAAAATTTAGTTCGGTGCGTGGTTGCGTCCCCTCTCCAGTTGTCATGTGCTGGGGAGGGGATTTCCATTTTATCCGCACCCACACAGTCTGCAAAGGCCATGAAAAATAATTGAAAAAAGTTCTTGATCATCCTGCAAAACCTGAAAGACTGATCTCAGCGGCACAACCTCCGCTCAACCAAAACATGAAAAACACACACGCAGTAATCGACAACATCAAACCCCTCCTCCATGTCGCAGTTAAGATGGCAGACAGACATGGCATGGACGAGATCCGTATCAGCAAGTCACGAGCAAATGAGATCCTGCATCTCGCCATTGCCGCAGATAAGGAACTCGAATCCAACTACGCTGAACCCCACCACTTCGCCCACCTCGACTCCATCTTCGCCGGGGCGGCATCAATGAACAACGCAATCGCCAAGTCAATCAAATGAAATACCTCCTTCTTATTCCGTTATGTTCGTTCACCGCATGGGAAACCCTGCCTCCTCCGTTTGAGATCCACGATCCATCCCCGATCATCATCAATGTGATCAATGAAGGGCCGAGCGTGGACACGATCATCGTAGGCACAGCCCTCGGCAACGAACTCTCCAACGATTAATATGACCATTCTAGTAATCTCCCTTGGAGTGGTCACGCTTGTCGTGGGGCTTGTAGTCTATAGCTTCCAGCTACTCGAATATAGCCGCAAACAGACCGAGAAAAACATCGCTGTTTTTTATCGTGACAAACCTATGGAATGCACGATGATGCTCAACAGGATCTCCCTCAAGGAGACCAAGAAAGA